TGCAGATGATTCTTTGATGGATACACCTAGTCGTGTAGCAAAGATGTATGTAAGAGAAATCTTTTGGGGACTGGATTACAAACAGTTTCCTAAGTGTACTACGATTACAAATAAATTTGGTACTAAGAATTCACCAGGATCGTTTGTAATTGAACGTAATGTTAATGTACAGTCTAACTGTGAACATCACCTTGTTGTGATTGATGGTAAGGCTTGTGTAGCATATATTCCAAGAGAGAAAGTTCTTGGACTATCTAAGTTGAATCGTATTGTTGAGTTCTTTGCAAAGAGGCCTCAGGTACAAGAACGATTAACTGAACAGATTGCAGCAACAATATCTTTTATCACTGGTACGCCAGATGTTGCAGTCTATCTTGATGCAGTACACTATTGTGTTAAGAGTAGAGGTATACAAGATCAAGGATCTAGTACTGCTACCTTAGCTGTTCATGGTGTGTTTGCTGAATATGAATCTGACATACGGAGAGAGTTTCTTAATCTTGTACGTATGCAGTAAACTATACCGAGAAGCGGATAATCAAAATGAATGTGTATTTTACGAAATGGTCTTGTAATGGAGCCTCAGCATACAAGATTGGTATCTCTAAATGGGGAAAAGACAAACTTATTGAAGAAAGATTTGGTGATAGATTTGGTACCAAGTCTCAATATGACATGTTTGAAAAAGAAGTACTTGCATGCGTAGAGTTCTCTAGTGAGACATACTCTCTAGCTCGAGCAGCAGCTCTTGGAATGGAACATGCCTTTCACAGTCTCTGTCCTAAAGATTTCAGATTAGAAGAACACTTTGGCCTCGAAGATGGCATCCTAGATGGTATGGGTGGCATTAGTGAGTTCTTTCTTCTACCTAATGATGTGTCTGAAGAGTTGGTTCTTCGGACCTTTTCATCTGCTTATGAAAACAAATGGAAGTTAGAGAACAAATTGAAATCATATAGAGGTAGTGCAACAACGGAGATGACTATATGAGCCACACTGCTTTAATTAATAAAGGTTGGCCTGGTTTGTTACGACAGGAACTTACAACCTATGAAATGTATTCTGGTACAGTATCTAAGAAGACTGTTACGAGAGTATTTGATCACACTGGTAGATATTATGATAGTAACAACGAGTTCTCTTTTCACCAAGAAGGTACTACTTGGGCTAGTTCATTACAGAATACAATGCTACTAGATCCAAAGTCAAGAGAGCATCTTGTAGAGTCTGATTTTACTGGTGTAGCTATTGAATCTAAAATTTATGATGGGGATGGGAGTGAAGAGAATGAGTTCGAAGAAGAGCAGCAGTAAATATGATGCTGAAACAAATGAGTTCAAAACCTATACTGTTACAAACACACAAGAAGTTGGTGACTTTGAAATAACAACAAGCATTGAAACACCAGGTCAACCCACGGTAGTTAATCCTACTGTGTTTGTTGAAACTGGTACTGGTCCTGAACAATCTGTACCGTATCCACCTAATGGTCCAGAGGTGGTAACAATAACTGGTGCAGAAAGTCTAACATTTGGTGATGATATGAGGGTTCAATATGGAGACAATCTAACACAGACTGAGAAGTTTAGAATGTATCCAAGTAAGTGGATCTTTGTTACATTCCAAAGAGAAGGTATACATTGTTGGCCTGGAGCCAAGGATCTACCTGGGGTTGAGTTCTTAGCTAATCCTCATAGGCATCTGTTTAAGTTTAGGGTCGAGGTTCAAGTCTTTCATGATGATCGTGAGATAGAATTTATCCTGTTCAAAAGAGAACTTGAAAAACTCTATGGTGATGGTATTCTTGAATTAGATTACAAAAGTTGTGAGATGATTGCTGATGAGTTGGCTAAATACATCAAAGATCATTATCCAGGCCGCTTCATGAAGATTGAAGTATCTGAGGATGGTGAAAATGGTGCAGTTGGTTATTATGAAGGTTTGATTAAAGTATGATTGATTTTTGTCACATTACCCCTACAGCTTTTATAGATGAGCTCTTCACTCCAGAAGAGCAAAGAGTACACTTAGTATTAGCTCATCTTATAGAAGAAGACTCAGAATACCGCAATAAGTATCTTAGGTTAGCAGAAGCAGACCATGAGATCATTATGGATAACAGTGCGTTTGAAATGTACAAACGTAAAGATCCAATGTATCCTACAGAAAAACTAATACAGATGGCTATTGCATGTCAAGCAAGTTATGTTGTCATGTCTGACTATCCTGGTGAGGATTGGTTAAAGACTGTACATGCAGCTGAGAAAATGATACCTGAGTTGAAGAGTAATAATTTAGGTACATTCTATTGTCCACAGTCTCTACCAGGAGATGTGGATGGTTTGGTTGATTCATTTAAGTGGGGTCTGAGTCATCCAGAGATTGACTATATTGCATTCTCTATATTGAATATACCTTTGGCATATGGATGTGAATCTAACAATCCAACACAAAAGTATTTGTCACGACTACACTTCATGAATAGACTTGAAGATGAAGGTCTGTTGCCTGCTCTTCTTGGAAAGAGAGTGCACTTTCTTGGTATGACTGAAGGTCCTAATGAGATTAGTCTTATGAGAGGATTTACTGACTTTATTGATACATGGGATAGCTCAGCAGCTGTGTGGGCTGGATTGAATGGTATAAAGTTTGACAGTAGTCCTACTGGATTATCTCAAGGTAAGTTTGAAAAAGAAGTTGACTTTAGCTATAAAGTAGGGGATAATATAAGACTGGCTAAAGATAATATCAACTATATTGAGGAGCTATGCTATGCAGCCTGATCTATTTGGTGATCCTGATACAAAGCCAACACTCAAACATCATGAAGATGCATTCTTAAAAGAAGCATTAGAATATATTGTTGGAACCTATAAAGGTCATTACGTTGGTAATGGAGAACTGCAGACTACTGATGTGTGGGAAACTCTTGGCAATGCTGATAGTACTTGTCGTGATACTGCTATAAAGTATCTAATGAGGTATGGCAAGAAAGGTGGTCACAATACAACTGATCTATTGAAGGCTATTCATTATATTTGTCTAATGCATAATTTTGTTGAAAGAAAGAGGACACGGGATCATGTTACATCTGTGTAGTGAAGAATCAGAATCCAGTCTTAGTGAGTACACTGATGACCAAGTTCAGCCAAACGCTGTAGACTTACGTCTGGATAAAATATTTAAGTTAGGTAGCAGAGACTTTGTTATCGATGAGGATAGTAAAGAACATAGAGGCAGTGATCAGCTGGCTCCAGATCAAGATGGTTGGTTTAAGTTGGATGTGGGAACCTATGAGATCATTATGGAAGGTATCATTACAATTGGACCTAATGAGGCAGGCTTTGTCATCACTAGGTCTACACTTAACAGGAATGGTTTGTTTATTACTAGCGGGCTGTATGATTCTGGTTACAGTGGGGTTATGGCTGGTGCTTTGCATGTTAATGGTGGGCCTGCTTACATTAAAAGAGGTACCAGGGTTGGTCAGTTCTTACTATTCAAAGCAGAGTCTCTAAACCAATACGCTGGAAGTTATGGCAGCGGTTCTCTCCATGACGTTCAATATGAAGGTACAGTTAATTAATGGAGATAAAAATTGAAATAGAAGACCTACGTAAGAGAAAGCTATTTGTAGCAACTCCTATGTATGGTGGTATGTGTGCTGGAATGTATACAAGGTCTACAAATGATCTTAGTGCACTCTGTATGCATTATGGTATAGAATTAAAGTATTATTACTTGTTTAACGAGTCTTTGATCACTAGAGCAAGAAACTATTGCTGTGATGAGTTTATGCGTTCTGATTGTACACATATGCTTTTCATTGATGCAGATATTGGTTTTGAAGCAAATGATGTTATTTCTATGATGGCTCTTATGGATCCAGAAGATGAAAGGACAGATGAATATGACATTCTTTGCTCGCCTTATCCCAAGAAATGTATTGCGTGGGAGAAGATCAAGTCGGCCGTGGATCAGGGACATGCTGATGAAGACCCTAATATACTTGATAATTTTGTCGGTGACTATGTATTTAATCCTGTTCCTGGTACTACCGAGATTAGTTTAGATGAGCCAGCTCCTGTGCTAGAAGGTGGTACTGGTTTCATGATGTTTACTAAAAGAACATTACAAGCATTCAAGGATGCATACTGGGATGATAGTGAACTATCTCCTGGTGGGTTTAGATACAAACCAGACCATGTTCGTACTGAACACTTTGATGGTTCAAGAGAGATCATGATGTACTTCCAAGCTCTTATTGATCCTGAGTCAAGACGTTATCTATCTGAAGACTATATGTTCTGTCAATGGGCTATCAAAGCTGGATTGAAGATATGGTTATGTCCTTGGGTTAAACTAAGTCATGTTGGTAGTTTTGTCTATGGAGGTAGCTTACAAGCTCTTGCATCTATTGGAGCATCTGCCACTGCTGATAAGAGTCAGATTGGTGGTAAGATGAAGTCACCAGTAGCAGAGTTAGAAAAGAAACAAAAAAAAGCTAAGGAGGCAAATGAGAGAGTCAAGTAATGTTTGATTGGAAAAAGGGAAGAGAACCAGACAGATATAATAATGATGTAGATTGGGATATAGTCAAGGCCCTCAAAGCTCTTGGTCTAAGATTGATCAAGGACAATAGTATAGAAAGAGGGCCTTTGAAGACTATTTCCAATGAGAGAGTACTTGCAGATAAAATGTTTGCATTTAATCAGACTACATCACACCAAGAGAATCTAGTACATTCATTAGGTAGATTCTTACCTGCTGAAGCAGAACAATATCCAACAGATACAATACAACATTTAGAAAAACATATGGCAGGCCCTCAAACAAGAAACCTACTGAGGATCAATGGTTGGTTGATACAACCAAAGACTGCTGAAACATTAGTTACAGATCAAGATGAACCTGTGCAGATCAAATACTTGATTAACAAACAAGGCTTCAGACATGATGGATCTTGTATTGATATTGAAGCAGAAGAAGGTGGTGCAATCTATATTGGAGACAGTCATACCATGGCTGTTGGCATGCCAATAGAAGAGTCATGGACTTATAAAGCTCATTACAATTGTGAGTTGACTAAAGACATGAGATATGTTAATATGGGTATGCCAGGATATGGTATTGACTCATACTATAGAATACTAAAGAGATGGATTAAACAAGTCAATCCAGATCTTGTTGTTATGTCCTATCCTTGGCATACTACAAGAACAGAACAATGGGACTTGAAGAAGAATTGTTGGCAAATACAATCGATCAACAAACTAGGACGTAAACGATTGGAAGGATCCGACGAAGCTACAGTAGAATACTTTCACACTGCTGCATCATACTTGAGATGGTATAAAGGACTAGATGCTATCAAATGGTTATGTCATGAAGTAGGTGCTAAGTTTTATGCAGTAGAAGAAGACCACAATGGTGTGGATGATGACTTGCAACTTATATCTAACAAGTTTGTACACCAGATACATCCAGATGACTTTGCAAGAGACCTGGTGCACTATGGAAGAAAGACGCATGATCACAATGCTGAGGTTCTTACAGAAGCACTTAATTATATTATGAAAACTTGAGGTTGATATGAAATTTAGTAATGAGACTGTGAATATATTGAAGAACTTTTCTATGATTAATCCTTCAATAGCTTTTAAGAAAGGTAATGCATTAGCAACAATGTCTCCTCAGAAGAGCATTATGGCTAGAGCTATGTTGGATGATGAGTTCCCAGCAGATGGAGCAATCTACGACCTCTCAAGATTCTTGGGTGTTGTTTCCTTGTTTGAAACTCCCACTTATGTGTTTAAAGAAAATCAATTAGAGATCTCTGGTAATGGTAAGAGTGTTAACTATACCTTTGCTGATCCTTCTATGATTGTTACTCCTACTAAGGAGTCTATTGATATACCAGAACCTGACTTGGATATCAATATTGTATGGGAGCAAATGAATGCAGTACTAAGAGCTGCTAACATTATGCAGCTGCCAGAAATATCTATCACTGGTGATGAAGAAATCACCCTTGAAGCTATAAATAGTAATGACCCTACTTCTGATAAGTATACACAGTCTTTAGGACCCAATGATACGAACCATAAGTTCAAGTTTATCTTCAAGACAGAGAATATGAAGCTAATGAGTTATGACTATCATTGTAAGATCACATCGGCTGGTATATCACAATTTACATCACGCAATGAAGCAGGTCCAGAAATAACTTATTGGATAGCAGTTGAGCAAAATTCAGAATTCATTTGACGGTAAGGCACATGTCCATCGAACTGAAGGCTACAAGATATTTTATGTTGTAGCTGTTCACAATTTTGATGGTGATGTTGAAGAACTTCAATCTTTTCAACATTATGAAGATGCTGTTGACTATCGTATCAAATGGAATGATGGTATGATAGGTGAGAAATTATAGGATGATGTTATGCGTGATGATTATTTGTGGGTTGAGAAGTATCGTCCTAAGACGATAGACGATTGTATACTACCTGAACAAATCAAAGAGACCTTTCAGACATTTGTCAACCAAAAGAATGTACCTAATCTCATATTGAGTGGTGGTCCTGGTGTTGGTAAGACTTCTGTTGCTAAGGCTATGTTAGAACAACTAGACTCAGACTACATTGTAGTGAATGGTAGTATGTCTGGTAATATTGATACATTGCGTAATGAGATCAAGACATTTGCTTCTTCGGTTAGTTTCTCTGGTGGTAGAAAGTATGTTATACTTGATGAGGCTGACTATCTAAATGCTCAATCTACTCAACCAGCTCTAAGAAACTTTATGGAAGAGTTCAGTAAGAACTGTGGGTTCATACTAACTTGTAACTTTGTCAATAGAATTATTGAACCTTTACACTCTCGATGTAGTGTAGTACATTTCAAGATTCCTAACAAAGAAAAGCCTAAGATGGCTCAACAGTTCTATAAGAGAACTATGGGTATCTTAGAAGAGAATGGTGTAAGTTCTGATCAGAAAGTTGTAGCACAGTTGTTACAAATGCACTTTCCTGATTGGAGAAGAGTGCTTAATGAGTTGCAGAGGTATAGTGTATCTGGAACTATCGACAGTGGTATACTTGTATCATTGTCTGATGACAATCTTAAAACTTTGATGCAGTATATCAAAGATAAGAACTTTACCGAGATGCGTAAATGGGTCGGACTAAATAGCGACAACGATTCAACATCTATATTCAGATTGTTATACGACAACAGCTCTACATACTTGAAGCCTAATAGTGTACCTCAATTGGTATTGATACTGGCTGATTATCAACATAAAGCTGCATTTGTAGCTGATCAAGAAATAAACTTAGTAGCATGTTTAACTGAGATGATGGCAGAATTAGAATGGAAATAACATATGCGTGTAATATCTGTAACATAGAATTAACAGAAGATAAACTTGCAGTTGTATTGAAAGGTGAAGACTATGAGTATGCAGTATGTGACAGTTGTCTTATACAGTTTGGAGACAACATAGATGAACGAGAATTTGAGGGAGGCTCTATGGAACGCAGTAGCAAAGTGGAAGAATGGTGATCGTTCAAAAAAGTGGGCTGGAGACACTGGGCTAACAAGAAAAAATGAATACAATGGAAACACTGCACAAGCTATAGATGTTGATCCAATTATTGATGGACCTTATGATTCAACATGGACTTACAATTATGGATGCAAGTTTCCACAGAATATACTAAATAACAATTTTCAACATCGCAACACTACAATTGATTGGTGTCCATCAGATACCAAAGATAGATTTGAAAAAATGTTAAAGGATCCTATAAAGGGTCCACAAATTGAACATTGGAAAGATGTTGATATAAAATATAGTTTTAACAACAATGGGTTTAGAAAGCAAGATAATGGACAGATGGAGGATTACCACTCCGAAGAGGGTGGCGTGCTGTACCTTGGTTGTAGCATTACTTTTGGTATTGGCGTTAATTTAGAACAAACATGGTCATGGATTTTACATCAAAGAAAGTGGCCTGAAAAAAGATACATGAACTTTGGTAATCCTGGTTGTGGTATTGAAACATACTATAGAATGCTAAAGGCATATATTGGTATTGTTAAACCAGAATTAGTTGTGGTTACATATCCCTGGTCTAGTTCAAGAGCAGAGATGTTTGATCCAAAGATAGGTGACTGGAATGATCTATTCATGAGTGTTCCGCAAGGATATCTGCTTATGATGTTCAGAAACCAAAATAAAGATATGACTATGGAAGAGATGGATTGGTTTACAAGAATGTCTCTGTTCTCTAAAGAACCATCTATACTTCGTTATATGAAACATAAAGAAGCTATATCATGGATGTGTCATGAACAAGGTGCTAAGTTAGTTTGGCAGACACATAATGAAATGGCTACTGCTATTACTAAGACTAGAGTTAAAGTTAACTCTGCTCACTTTTGTGATTTTGCTAGGGATGGTATGCACCAAGGTCCAGCTAGTCATGAGGCTTTATCATATGAAATGGAGGATAAAATAGACGCATGTATGTCCAACATGAAATGATTAGATTGAATTTTGCAACAAAGACAGAAATGTTAGCAGTAGGCAAGTTACTTGTTGATAATCAAGTTGTTGTAATAAAGAATCAAAAGAACTTAGCTCCTGAAGATTTACAAAGACTTTGTCACACAATAGGTGACTTAGAAGGATATACAGCTAAGCTAGAGTTATACGATGATCCAAATAGTCCTGAAGCAAAAGAAGATTGGGCTAATAGGATTGAATCAGAATCACGAAGACAAAGATATAGAGACTACAGTGCTGCACCAGGAGTGATGAGAGTTACAGGTAAACTCATAGAAGGTAGACAGACAGGGTTCTTTGGACATGATAGAGAGTTAGATTGGCACTGTAACAAGGCGTCTAACCACCAGAGACACTCATATGTCACGCTCTACTCTGTTTATGGTAGCAAAGGTAGTAAGACTAGTTGGTTAAACATGGCAGACGCATATGATGATCTGCCGCAAGAGAAGAAAGATTATTATGAGAAATTGGAAGTTATTTGCGGCCATAAGAGGGGCAATTATAGTGACGATGCTAGTTTCGTTGATCATATAAACCATGATGTGACATGGCCTCTAGTACAAGAAAAGTATGGAAGAAAAGGTTTGTTCTTCCCATTCCATCAAGTATTTGAATTTCAACTTGGTTATGAATCTATAACAGGAGTTGACTTTGAGTCAGAAAAAGAGTATCTTAAAGAACACATACTTAAAGACAAGTATATGTATCATCATTATTGGGATGATGGCGACCTCGTGTTGTCGGATCAAGATATCACATTGCATAAAAGATGGACATATGATAGAATGTCGGATAGACTCATGTGGAGGTTAGCTCACGGCGTAGATAATGTATGACATACTTAGTAAACGAAAATTGTATAAAATGTAAACATACAGATTGTGTAGAAGTCTGTCCAGTCGATTGCTTTTATGAAGGAGAAAACTTTCTTGTAATCAATCCAGATGAATGTATTGATTGTGGTGTTTGTGAACCAGAATGTCCAATAGATGCAATAGTACCAGATAGTAATCTTGAAGGAACTGAGTTAGAGTATTGGATGAATATCAATACAAAATATAGTGAAATTTGGCCACAGATTACAGAAAAGAAAGATCCATTGCCTGATCATGCAGAGTGGGATGGAAAGCCAAACAAGAGAGAACTACTTTCAGAGGAACCAGGATAATGTCTAATCCATTTGATTATGTAAATGATATAAACCACAAGAAGAAGAACATAATGCGTGGTACTGATAATGATGAGCTTGCTGAGGCTGGATACATACCATATTTTACAAATAAAGCATTATCTTACTTCCCTGACACTTTGTTTGCTGCTAATCAGATGAATATGTATGGTGAAGCAGATAAACTTCTCCAATATGAATTTCTTCTAAATACAGTTAGATCCAAGAAGCGGTTTGCTAAATGGGTAAAGAATGATCAGCGAGAAGACTTAGAGATGGTGAAGTTATATTATGGTTATAGCAACAAGAAAGCTGAACAAGCTCTCAAAGTACTCTCCTCTGATCAACTTTCAAACATCAGAAACAAGATAATAAGAGGAACAACAGATGAGCGTAGGATCAATTGATTCTATGGTCGAGGTGGCTCTCACCCAGGATGAAGACTTTTTAAAAGTAAAAGAGACCTTAACAAGGATTGGTGTAGCATCTCGTAAGAATAGAGCACTTTATCAAAGTTGCCATATTCTCCATAAGCAGCAAAAGTACTATATTGTACATTTTAAAGAACTATTTGCATTGGATGGTAAACCAACAAACTTTACAGATGAAGATGTAGCAAGACGTAACACGATTGCAAATCTTTTGAGTGAGTGGGGCCTTGTTGAACTACGCAACCCAGAACAAACTGCGGATCCAGTAGCTCCATTGAACCAAACAAAAATAATTCCATTTAAGGACAAGGATCAATGGGAGTTAGTACCTAAATATAACATAGGGAAAAAGCGTTGACTTTGTAGCGCAGAAGCCCTATATTATAGATGCGATGCCATGTTGGGTCGCACAACATAGAACTTGCTTGAAAGGAGTTCAATTATGGTAAACAGGCAATTATTTTCTTTTGATTTTAACGATCCTTTTTTCAAACACAGTGTTGGATTTGATAGACTATTCCATCAACTAGATGCAGTGAATAGAAACCATCAACTAGAATCCACTTATCCTCCATACAACATCATCAACACTGGTGATGAAACATTTTCAATAGAACTTGCAGTAGCAGGTTTTTCCAAAGAGGAGATAGATGTTGAAGTTAAGCAAAACGTCATCACTGTACGAGGTGAAAAGAAAGAAACCGAAGAGAAGGAAACCTTTGTTCATAAAGGGATTGGAACCAGAAAGTTCCAAAGAGCATTCACGTTGGCAGACTATGTTGAAGTCGTTGAAGGTGATCTCGTAAATGGAATCCTTGTTCTGAAGTTTGAGAGAAAAGTACCAGAAGCTATGAAGCCAAGAAAGATAGAACTAGGATTGAAACAGAGTCCTAAGGAGAAAGAACTTCTGACTGAGTAGCTTATAAATAGGGGCAGATAAACTTCTGCCCCTAACATAAGGAAAAAACAATGGTAGATATGGTTAAACTAAGAACAACGTTGGAAGAGGATGAAGGTAGAGTAGATGCTATCTATTTGGATCATCTTGGTCTTCCTACGTTTGGTATAGGACATTTGATAACTGAGGATGATCCTGAGCACAAATATCAAGTTGGAACAGCTGTACCTCCTGAAAGAGTGTTTGAAGTATTTGAAGAAGACTTGAAAGTTATTATTAGAGAAGCTGAAGGTATCTTTCCAGGATACTTTGAGTTACCAGAAGAAGTGCAACAGATTCTAGCTAACATGATGTTCAATATGGGTGCTACAAGACTTAGTAAATTTGTAAAATTAAGATCAGCTGTTGCTATGCACAACTGGGAAGAGGCTGCTGTTCAGATGAAAGACTCTAAGTGGTACGAACAAGTAACCAATCGAGCCGATCGTTTGATAGCGAGAATGGAAGCAGTTGCTGACGCATGAGTGATATTTCTCTTGATGCTGTGCAACCAATTGGAGCTATACATCCTAAACTGGAAACAGGTTACTCTCACCAAGAGCAAACTGAGACAGGAACAAATCACATCTACACGGATGTTATAGAAACTGAAACCGGAAAGGTAATAGGTGAACAGGATACTATAGTACAGATCTATGATAGGTTTGGATTATTGTATGCGCCACCAGTAGTTGGTGGTTTAGTTGATTCGTCGGTATGACAGCTATCCAAAAAAGGTATAGGTAACCCAAGAGTTTCCATACTAAATATTTGTATCCATTAACAAGATATAGATAGGAGACGCTAATGTCATTAGGCAAATGGTTCATTGCATTCTGTAACTCTATCGCTATTGCTAGAGAAGCAGAAGCAAGACGAAGAATGAAAATGTACTGGAACGAGAACTATGATAAGAAAATTACTCAATAAATTAATACCAATACCAAAGCATGGCGATCTAGCCAAGCATCGATTATACACAACAAGGTATCACGATTTGTGTATGTAAAGTGGGGGCTTCAAGCCCCCTTTTTTGTTATGGGCTGATAAATATATGTGTTGACTTTTATCAGTAAATGAGAGATACTACTAAGATGAAATTCTATACTGGCGCTTGGCTTTACAAGTCTAAAATACTCGTTGTGGGCTATGACAATGGACAAAGGTTCGTTGACACCATACGGTACAAACCATATATGTTCGTTGAATCTAAGACAGGTAACACTGGATGGAAGACCATCAAAGGTAAGCCTGTTGAGAGAATGGACTTTCCTAATATACATGAGAAGAGAGAGTTCTACAAGAACTATAACAAAGTCTCTGGATTCAACTTATACGGACTAACTAATGATCTGTACACTTATCTCAACGATGCTTGGGAAGGTGAGCAGGTAGACTATGATGTTAGTCTAATCAAAGCTCTTAACATTGATATTGAGGTTGCAGCTGATGAAGGGTTTCCTTCTATTGAGGATGCAACTAAACCTGTCACTGCTGTCACTATGAAGATGATCAATGATGATAAGATATATGTGCTTGGATGTGGTGAGTATGAAAACAATAATGAGAATGTTACATATGTAAAATGTCAAACAGAAGCTCATCTACTAAGAAAGTTTATAGACATTTGGAAGGCTTTGGATCCTGATGTTGTAA